TTTCCATTTTTTTCCATTTTATCGAATCGTCCATTTTAGGCTCTTTTTTTGGTCACCTGTATATATGGACAAGGTGACCGAAAAAGGAGCAAAAACGAGCACCAAAAAACATAATAAAAATTATGACGATATCCAATATGACACTGACCAGTGTGCTATTATAAATCCCACACTGGTCAGTAAGGAGGTGACCGAGGTGACCGAAAAAGGAGCAAAAACGAGCCGCTTTTTCGAGTGTAAAAAATGTGACTATGTATGCTCTAAAAAAAGTAATTGGATGCGTCATTTGTCTACGGGTAAGCATCACAAGGTGACTGGAGGTGACCAAAAAGGAGCAAATACAGAGTCCTTACTGGAAAATGAATGTGACCGTTGTAAAAAAAAATATCGCTCTAAGAATGGTCTGTGGAAACATAAAAAAATATGTAATGAAAAGTATATGGTTCACACTGAAAATGAAGAATCTTTGATTAATAATATTAGTTACACTGATAATAAGGATAAAGTTGTTTGTGAAAATGTAAAAACGGAAACACAAATAACTCCTGAGAAGTTAAACACAGACCCGATGGGTGTTATTTATACACTTATTAAGCAGAACCAAGAGTTCAAAGACTTGATTATGGTTCAGCATCAGCAGTCTTATGAACTCCAAAAACATATAGTTGAACTGAGTAAGGAAGTGAAGTCAGTCGGCAATGGATGTGGTAATGTAAACAACACTATTTATAACACAAATGTTACGAATAGTAAGACGAATAATTTCAATATGCAGATATTTTTGAATGAAAAATGTAAGGATGCTATGAATATAACTGATTTTGTCAAGTCAATAAACCTAGAAATATCTGACCTTGAAAATGTAGGACAACTTGGATATATTGAAGGAATATCGAGTATTATTCTCAAGAATTTAAAGGCTCTGGATATTAGTCAACGGCCTATGCATTGTAGCGATGTGAAACGCGAGACAATGTATGTAAAGGACGAGGATAAGTGGGAAAAGGAAGATTCGGATAACAAAAGGTTGAAAAAGGCAATAAAATATGTAGCAAATAAAAATTTCCAGCTTATTCCAGAGTGGAAAAAGAAGTATCCAGATTGTGTATATAGTGATTCAAAATCATCGGATCAATATAACCGTTTATTAATAGAGTCAGTAGGAGGAAAGTTTGATACGGATATAAATGAAACTCGTATCATTAAAAAAATAGCAAAGGAAGTTGCGATAGAAAAGTAATTTATTTTTTGAACAATGGATCATTCAAAGGATTTGGATTGGAACTAAATACTTGTGTATTCAAGTCATTTGGACTTCTCCACTGACTAGTTCCTAAAAGAGATGCATACAAAGCATTGGAAATAGTTGGTGTAGTGAACTTGTTTTCTGACGCGGAGTATTCCATTACTCTTCTTGCTCTAGTTCCTATATCTGATGTAAGTTTAGAATAATTCAATTGTTTTTCAGTTGTAAGAATACCACTATCGTTATCAGCAGGTACATAGTCGTCAATTGTGTTTTGAGTAATAGGGAAGTTTGGTTGACAACCAGGACAGTCAATATCAGCGGTACATTGTTGTCCAGTTATAGAACATCTTCCTGATGGAGAACACATATTCGCACAAGTTGGACCTGCGTTATCTAATATTGGCATACTTACAACATTTATGTTTTGTTTAGAAGCATCATATCCGTAATCCCCATAAGTATATGGCATATAGTTATCACCAATGAAGGCTTCTTTCATTAAATGGTATCCAGAATGAGAAGTATATATAGAATGAATGCCTTGAAAAATTGCTAAAATAAGTAAAAGACTAAGAAATGCATAGAATACTTTTTTTTGATTTTCATTCATGTTAAGGAACGGAATAAGGAATATACAATAACAGTATATTTTTTTGTTTGAGATATCTTTGTAAATAAAATTTGATATAAACAAGTATTGAATAAAGTGTGTTATAATACATATGATATATAAAGCTCTCATTTACTCATTGTTTGAATAAATAATGATTAACCAAAATTATAAAATATGGGGATGTGGAAGACCATTTCGACTAATAGAAAAAGAAGGGGACTTTATAGCAATAGATTGTGAATATATATAATATATGATGTATTCATATATTTTTTATATTCTATAATAATATTAGTATGGCTAAGTCGAAAAATAAAAATAAAAGTAATAATACAGAAACACCAGCACCTACACAAGCACCTACACCACAACCAACATTCAATAATAGTGACCCAACAAACAGTTCAAATGAAGATTATGTTACTATGGTATACAATTTTATAATTGGATTTATACAAAATTTTATTCATCTTTTGATTGTCATTATAATGGGAATAATTATTTTATGGGGTTGTAAAGTATCCCAAGCAAGTCTTTTACCAACAGATATTTTTTGTTATCCATATGAGGAAAAAGAGTATAAAGGTGCAAAGTTTATGCCAAATAATGATAGTGATAATTTTGATATCAATATCAATCTAAAAAAGATTGAAGATATATTAATGTCTGAAAAAATAAGGTTTCCTTATAAAGACTTTGAACCAAACCAACAAAACATGTTTGTTGAGTTATTAACAAGTATCAAGTATGCATACTGGAATAAAGGGACTATTGAGTATATTATCAGTATTATAGAATCACTGATTGTAACCAACTACTCTATACAAAATACATTTTATTTAACACTCAATAAATATTTGAATGAACCACTCATTGTTTTCCTAGCACCTTATTTTATGCCACCTTACTTGATGGTGGTTGGTATTTACAACTATATCTATTTGATTTACTTATGGTTCTCTAATATGGGTTGGCTTTTTACAAAGAATACTACAAAAGAAAAACATGGGAGACCTATTTGGAAAGTAATGTCTTGGAAACAAGACGGTATTATACAAATGTGTATTAGTTTGATACTTGTATGTGTGTTTTTATGGGTGTTTTTACTTGGAAACTTCATACTATTCCCAGGAATGATATTTTTTGTAATGATGTATTGTTTCTTTTCTGTTGTTATGTACAATGCTAAAATAAAAAGAATGGTACAAAATGAAAAGGGTGAAACAGTAGAAAAAACAATAACCTATGGTATTATAGAAGCCGTAAAGGACTTTTTGAAGTATAAAAAGCATTATATAATAGCCATTATAACATATCAACTTTTGCTTGGTGTAGGAAGTAATTTTGGGTATAGTAGTTTTGCATTATGTGTTATTGGTGTAGTATTGCTGTACTTTTATAGTGACTTGTATAAAGCTATTGTTCCTGAATACTTATCAGAGGCAGTTGATAACTATAATTTTTCATCCAAAAAGACCTGTCCAGACAACAGTGAGTTTTTCAAAAAAGAGAATGATGCGATGAAACCAGATGATACTGGACCAGATGGTAGTAGTGGTGACAGTAACGCTGATGGTAGTAGCGGTGATAATAATGATACTAGTGGGGAAGGAACGCAGAAAGAAACTACTGAAAGTGGGCCTTCCTATAAGGGTAAAATTCCAAATGACGAGTCAGAGGACTCATTACCACATGTTGATAATGATGAAGATAATGATAATGAGCAAGAAAGTTCAGAGTCTTCTACAACTACGGGTGGCTATAAGTTTATAAACAATGTAAAAACAATACAACAACAAGGCGGTAAAAAATTAGTAAAAACGATAAAGGACCTTACCAGATTTTTAGGCAGAGAGAATATGAACAAGTCTTTTTCAAATAAAAAAAGTAGATACTGAGCTTATAGAACTTAGCTTATAGAACTTATAAAACATTTTGTTAAGTAAACAATATAAATAAGTATAACCAATAGTTATTTATAACATAATCTGAATATATTTGTATGACTAATAAGAAAAAAGGAAACAAGTCAAAAAATCCGCACGCACAAAAACAACAACAAGAACAAGCAATACAAAAACAAAAGGAAATAAATGAACCAGTGAAAGCCGCTATGCCAGTTTATCCTTTTGTGAGTATTTGTACTCCAACATTCAATCGCCGTCCTTTTATTTCAGCAATGATACGTTGTTTTGAACACCAAAAATATCCCAAGGATAAGATGGAGTGGATTATTATTGACGATGGAACGGATAAGATAGAAGACCTTGTGAAACATATTCCCCAGGTCAAATATTTTGCATATAATGAAAAAATGACACTTGGTAGAAAACGCAATCTTATGCATGAAAAAAGTAAGGGAGATATCATTGTTTATATGGATGACGACGACTATTATCCACCTTGTCGTGTTAGTCATGCAGTCGAAACGTTGAAAAAAAACCCACAAGCTTTGTGTGCTGGTTCGAGTGAAATGTATATATATTTCAAACATATTGATAAGATGGTTCAGTTTGGTCCATATGGCCCGAATCATGCTACGGCAGCTTCATTTGCTTTTCGTAGAGAGTTGTTAAACCAAACAAGTTATGATGAGTCTCAGTCTTTGGCAGAGGAAAAGCATTTTTTGAAAAACAACACAATTCCTTTCGTCCAACTTGAACCAAAAAAGACAATTCTTGTATTTTCGCATATTCATAACTCGTTTGATAAAAGAACCCTTATAGAAAGTCCAGAGTTTCCAAATCAGTTCATGTCATATTCGGATAAAAAAGTAGAAGATTTTGTAAAAGAACCCGAGTTGTTGAAGTTTTTTATGGAAGATGTAAATGAATTGCTTGATAAATATGAACCTGGAAGGCCAGAAAACAAACCTGATGTGTTGAAACAGATTGAAGAAATTAAACAGTCAAGAGAAGAAATGAAAAAGAAGTTTATAGAGGAACAAGAAAGGATGAAAAAGCAAATGGTTCAGCAAGGGTTTTCACCGAATATCCAACCTTTGACACCAAACTCTTTGATGTTACAAATGAAAAATGAAAAAGGTGAAATACAAAATATCGACTTACACGGGTTGATTGCAAATTATGAGAAACGGATACAGGAAATGAATGAAATTATTCAAAAGTTGGTAATGGAGAACAACCAATTAAAACAAGGGTTGAACAGAAAGTAGAAAGAGTTAAT